TAATTATATCTAGATTTAGGTGCTTGCGTTTCTTGATAAGTCATAATATTATTAATTCCTGATTTGCCAACAATAGTTTTTATATCAACTAGCGTATTTATTTCTTCAATATTAATATTTGCCACTAATTCTACTATATTATTATTATAGTAAATCATTTTTTCATAAAAATAATTTTCTAACTTATTATTAGGAAAAACAATATTTAAGCATTCTAATGGTTTTTGTAATAATGTGTATCCAAAAGATTCCATAGCATTAATTTTTTCTTCATCAAACTTTGATATATTATTTTTTAAAATAATATTATATACAAATTCTTGATATGGTGATATATTAACATCATTTACATATATATCAAAGAGCGTTAGCGCTTCTTTTAATGGATTACCATTTATTTTAAATTCTGGGTATTTTTTATTTAAAATACTATTATTTTCAGAAAAATCTTTTGGTAAAATTCTAAAAGGAAAACTTAATGGATTATCACCTTTAATATAACTTATGTAGCCATTTATTTTTCTTCTAAATAGTTCTAAACCAACTTGTTCTCCATTGCTATTTACTATGAAACTTCCATCATTGGAAAATACATCTTTTAATTCTACTATTGAGCGTCTATCATTTAAATTTAATATATTTATTAGAAAAATTATTTCTTTATAATCATTAAACATCGGAGTTGCCGACATAAACAGCAATTTTAAGTTATTTACATTTTTAACTAATTTTATTAACTCGTTTGATACCAATTTATTACTATTGTCTTTTGATTGACGTATGTTATGTATTTCGTCAATTATTATTAATCTGTTATTAAAAAATTTTTGTAATTTGTTTTTTATTAATAATTGTTTTTTCTTTGAATCCATAGTACTTAATGATTGACTTGATATATTTGATTTTTTTATTATTAAATTAGCAAATTGTGTATACCCCAAAAATAAATAATAATTGTTTATTATGTTTTTAACAATTTTTATTACTTTGTCACGTGACAAATTTTTTTGTATCATATTAATTTCGTCTAATATATTTTGCCCAGCACAATTATTAATAGTCCAAAGTCCATTTTTTTCTTCTAATTTTCGTTCATCAAATAATTGTAAATAAAAATTTTCTTGAACATTTGGCGAAGCCACTATTATTATTCGCTCATTATAACCCATAAATTTTAAATATTTTCTTGTTTCTTCGGCAACTCCAATTGCTGAACATGTTTTACCAGTCCCTAATCCGTGATATAGTAATAAACCATTATATGGAGTATACATTGAAAGAAAATTTTTTATAAATTTTTGATGTGGTGCTAGTTCAAAATCTTTATTACAAATTTCATTACTTTGTTTTTCAAAATCAAAATTTTCGTCTATTTTAATTATTAATTTATTTTCTTCAAATTCTTGTTTGTTGGTTATTTTAATATTAAAAAATTCATCATCTAAATGTGGATATAAATATTTGTAGTTTGTAGCATTCGAATCATTTAACTCTTTTGCGTTTAATAATTCAACAGCATTATTAAAATATTTATAATCTGTTATAGTATTTAAATTTTTTTCTAACATTTCTAATTTATTTTTGTCTAGTTTGCTATTGTCAAATTTATTTATATTTTCTCTAAATAATGATACCAATTCTTCATTATTTTTCTTCTTAGATTTATCTTCTTTAATGTCTTGATTTATTTGTGGTTTTATGAATGGTTGTTCTTCGCCTTCTTGCTCTTCTTGCTCTTCTTCTTCGCTTTCTTGTTGTTCCTCTTCTTCGCTTTCTTGTTGCTCTTCTTCGCTTTCTTGTTGCTCTTCTTCTTCGCTCTCTTGTTGCTCTTCTTCACTTTCTTGTTGCTCTTCTTCTTCGCTTTCTTGTTGCTCTTCTTCTTCGCTTTCTTGTTGCTCTTCTTCGCTTTCTTGTTGCTCTTTTTCACTTTCTTGTTGCTCTTCTTCTTCGCTTTCTTGTTGCTCTTCTTCTTCGCCTTTAGTTAAAGACTCTGGAATAGAAACTATGTCTCCTTCATTTAATGTATCCTTAATAACATTGCTCATTTAATATATATTAAATATATAGTTTATAACTATTTAATAATTTATTTAAATAGTTTATTATTTTTTTTTTCTCATAGTTGTATTCTCTAATATAATTATTTACATCATCTATTGGTATCCATTTAATTTCAGTAATTTCATATATTTGATAATCATTTTTTGGTTGATTATTGTCAACAATAATACCAACAAAATATTTATGTTTATATGATTTATAATTAGACCCACTAAAAATTTCTTCATATGGGACAATATTATTAATTAGTATAATATCATTTTTACTATAACCTGTTTCTTCTTCAAATTCTCTTAGACCACATACAATATCTTTTTCTTGATAATTTCGTCGTCCTTTTGGAAATCCCCATTCAGGTTCTTCGTAATTTTTATCACATAAATCAATTAAAGATTTTAAATCATAACTTTCTAAAATATTAGTATAACCTTGTTTTAAATTTGTAAATTTAATTTTGGAGGTTCTCTCTTCATTTTTATAAGAATTATTTGTATTATAATTCCATAAATATTGCCATATTGTATCAAAATCATTATTTAATATATAATTTCTCTCATTAGTAGTCATATTATTTAATAAATTTTTTATATAATTCTTATCTTCAATAGAATATTTTCCACGCATAAAATCTACAAATGATAGTGTGTCTTTACGTTTAATAATTAATAGCTCAATTGAATTTTCATATTTATTTAGAGAGGCATTGTATTTTTTTACTATTCTAATAGGAATAATACCTATACTAGTAATAGGTACTTTACATTGATGAAATAAATGTCCTAATTTTCCACAATTATTACAAAAATATTGTTTTTTTATATTCATTGTTCTTAGTTAATATAACTAAGAACAATGTTTTTATATAATTTACTAAATTCTAATAAGTAAACACTAAGAAAATTTAATATAATAAAATTTTAATATATATTAAATTTTAATATGAATAATACAAACCACATATTTAATCCTATTATATGGGGTCCTCATTATTGGTTTGTATTATACACAATTGCTTTATCTTACCCTTTACACGTTAATGAATGTACAAAAAAAAAATATTATGACTTTATAACAAACTTGCCTCTTTTTTTGCCAGTTCCTGATATAGGAGGTGTTTTTAGTAAATTTTTAGATGCATATCCTGTTACGCCATATTTAGACTCGCGAGAATCACTTTCAAAGTGGGTTCATTTTATACACAATAAAATTAATAGTTATTTAGGTAAACCCGAATTAACATATTATGATGCTTTAAATAAATATTATGAACATTACAAATTAAAAGAAATAAAAAAAAATGATGAACGCAAAAATAAAGAAAAATATATTTTTGGTGCTTTAATAATTGTAATTATTCTAGTAATAATATATTTATATATAAAATATTAATATTATGAAACTAGAATTAATAATTTTTTTAATAACTATTTTTGTATTAGCAAATACATATTTTGAAGGAAAATTAATTAATAAACTCAAACAATATCAAAAATATTACAAAATGGTCTTATTTGCTTTTATAGGTTTGTGTATATATTTATTTATTAAGAAAAATCCAAGCAATTATAAAGAAATTGTTACTCATGCCAATAGTTATATAAAATATTTACCAATTGATAGAAATACAGCAAGTTTTATAACTCCTATTATTGATTTGACATCTAAATCAATAACAAATGAATTAAATAATAATTATAATTTTTCAAGTCCTGTTAATAATCAACTATCACAAAATTTATTAACTTCAATAAATAATAATCAAAACTATTTGTCTAAGCAACAACAAAAAATATTATCTTCAGGAAATATATCAACAAAAAGAAGTGTTAGTGAAACAAAAAAAAAATATGTAGCTGCTTCACAAAATTGGCATTGTAAACATTGTCAAAAACAATTGCCGGCATGGTTTGAAGTAGATCATGTAAAAAAATTAGAATATGGAGGTTCAAATAATATTGACAATTTAGAAGCGCTATGTAGAGATTGCCATGGAAAAAAAACAGCTTTTGAAAATTTGTAATTAGCAAGCAATATAAATATACTAATATGTAAATATACTAATATGTAAATATACTAATAAATAATATACTTATAATGTAATATATTATTTATGAGTAGTTCTACAAATAATTTAAAACTACCAAATAGAGAAGAAACTACAGGAATCTTAACTTCTGGCAAAAATAAGTACTATTACTCTATAATAATAGCAATATTATTGCTAATAATGGGAGTATTTTATTATCTTAATGAAATGCAAAATATTTTCAAAATTAAAAATACAAAATATGAAATATTTATGTGGTTATTTTTAGTAGCATTTAGTATATATACTTTTTTACTTTATGTTCATAAACATAATAATCAGTATAATACTATAAAACCCGATACTAGTTTTATTAATATGTATAAATATGTTGGTCTATTATTTTTAATAATATTATTTCCAGTATTAACAATTAATTTTATATTATATTTACACAAAACAAATAATAATGTTTTCAATATTACACAAAATATATTAGGAATATTAATAATTATTGTTATTTTTGCTATTATAGCAAAAATATTTCCTATACAGTTAGGTAATGAAAAATCTAAAAGCGCTGATTCATCTAATGAAACTCCTTTTCAAATATTAATAACACTATTAAAAAATATAATATTTTTTATTCCTTGTTTGCTAATTATATTAGTAGATGAAATAAATGAAGATATTAAATTAACACCTTCTTCTATTTATTTATTATTTTTCATATTATTAATTTTAATAATATTAATATTTTTATTGCCTCTATTATTTAGTTATTTAGCAAAACATAATAAAAATAACCTTTTAGGCGGAGAAGGCCCTTTTTATTTAAATGAAAAGAAAACTTTAGGAAAGTATCAAAATTTGGATAAAAATGTTAGTTCTAATGTTGCTATACCGAACTTTAATAGTTCTAATTTGGAAAATACATCACCAAGTAATAATTTGAATAATATGCTATCAAATTTCAAAACAAACTTCACTAGTCAAACTAGTTCTAGTGAAAATAGTTCTAATGAAGATGTTGTCAAACATGAATATAATAATATTAAAAATAATATTTCTGACAATACTAAAGGGTATGATTTTAAAATGTTTAAAAATGATTTAAATGGCCAATATAATATTGGAACAAAATATTATGATTCTTCAAAAATTCATAACAAATTTCCTTATAATTATACTTATAGTATAAGTTTTTATATTTATATAAATCCACAACCAACAAACACATCTATTGCTTATACAAAAAATACTGAACTATTTAATTACGGATTTAAACCAGTTATATATTATAATGGAAACTCTAGAAAAATTATTATAAAATCTAGAACAATAAATAATAAATCAGATCAATTAGATACTATATATGAAATGACTAATGTAAAACATCAAAAATGGTTATATTTTGTTATTAATTATGAAAACAATAATATAGATGTGTTTATTGATGGTAAATTAGTAGGTTCTAAAAATAATGTTACACCTTACTTTATAGGAGACAGCGTAACTATTGGCGAACATGATGGTATACATGGAAGTATTAAAGAAATATATTATTTTGATAAAATAAAAACTCCTGATTCTATACAATTTTTATATAGTTTAACAAAAAATAATAATATATAATTTAGAAAAATACAAAACTAAAATAATCAAAACAAAACTAAAATATAATAAAAAAATAAAATATAATAAAAAAATAAAATATAATAAAAAATAAAATAAAATAAAATAAAATAAAATAAAATAAAATAAAATAAAATAAAATTAAAACAAAACTAAATTATAATTAAAACATTATAATATTTTTATATATTAATATTTTATAATGAGTGTTATAAATACAATTATTTTAGTAATTCTTGTTTTAATATTATTATGGGGAATAAACAATATATTTTTCAAAACAAATATAATTTATGACAAAATGTGCGAAGCATCAACGCTAGCTACAAATACTACAGAAGCATCATCTAATACTAATGTAATAGTTGCCAAAGATATTCCTCAAATTACTTCATCCAATTTTACATTAAGTGTTTGGTTTTACATAGATAATTGGGGTAATAATATTTCAAAAGAGAAAAATATTTTATTTATTGCTAATAGTCCAACCTCAACAACGGTTTCTGAATTACAAACTACTCTTTCTGGTATTAGTACAAAAGTAGTAAAACCAACACCGGCTAGTGGAACAACATTTCCTAAAAATATTAATATAGCATTAGACAAATATGAAAATAATTTATTTATAGATATTGAATGTTTCCAAGACAGAGCAGGAACAACTTCTCAACCCAATCAAACAATTTATGCTAGATATAAAATACCTAATATAGCAGTTCAAAAATGGAATAATTTAACAATTAGTGTTGATGGTCGAACATTAGATGTATATTTAGATGGTAAATTAAGAAATTCATTTATTATGCATGGATTATATAAAAATTATTATGATACAACAACCTTGAAAAATATATATTTAGGAAATATATCTAGTATTAATAGTGGTTTTGAAGGTTTTATAACTCGTATTCGCTATTTAAGCGATTCTTGTAATCCTCAAGATGCTTATAATTTTTATAAAGACGGAATAAACGCATCATTAGCTCAATCATTATTTAATAAATATAGCTTAAAAGTAAGCTTCTTAGAATATAATCAAGAAAAAGGAAGTTTTCAAATTTAAATATGATAAAATATGATAAAATATGATAAAATATGATAAAATATAAAATATAAATAATATAATATATTTTATTATATTATTTATATTATTTATATATAAATAATATGAATTCTAATGGAGGAGTATTAGAAAATATTAATAATTATTTTAACACAATAATACCATATGAAACACAAAAGAAACTTGGAAATTTTAGTGAATTTTTATCTTCAAACACTATGATTGCTAGAGGAACTTTCTTGCTAGGAGTACTAATTTTTTTCTCAATATTATTTTATGTTGGAAGTAAACTTGTATATTATTTTTTATCTCCATCAGAAACACCATTTTTAATAAGCGGAATGAAAGACGCTACAGAAGCGCTAACTATTAGTCAAAACTTAGGGCAAAAAACAACTATTCCTATTTTAAGAAGTGTCAACGAATATGGAGGTGTTGAATTTACATATTCATTTTGGATATATGTTAATAATGTAAACTATAATGAAAATATAGATTACAAACATGTTTTTAATAAAGGTTCTTCACCAAGTTCTCAAGGTGAAGGAGGTAGTGGTTTATTTGGACCAAATAATGCTCCTGGTGTATATTTGTATAATGGCAAAAAAAATTATAGTGATGCTTTAATGACTAACTATCCTGTTTTAGGAATGTTAGTAAGGTTAAATGTGTTCCATAATAATGAAAGTGTAAATAAACCATATTATGATGATATATATGTAGATGCTATACCAATTAAAAAATGGGTTGGTGTTATTATACGAGTTACATCACAAAATATTTGTGATATATATATAAATGGAACTTTAACAAAACGCCATAAATTATCTAATATTGTTAAACAAAACTATGATAATTTGTATGTAAATTATAATGGTGGATTTTCTGGTAATTTATCAGATTTAAAATATTATAATTATGCTATTGGAACTTTAGAAATTGATTCAGTAACTGCTAGAGGACCTAATCTTAAAATTAAGAAAAATAGCAATATTGAGAAAGCAAAACCACAATATTTATCTACACAATGGTATTTTAATGATACAAATGTATTAACATAAATACATACATTTTGATATTTTCATTTTTATATGAATTTTATAATAACATATAATTTAAATATTCATAGTTATAAATATATTATAACTATGAGTTCTATTATTTCAAATACTAAAACTGACTATATTATTTTAACAAATAACATTATTGATATAAGTAATAATGGTGGAAGTATTAATGGTGGAAGTCTTTTATATATAAAAACAAGTATTACTGATATAAGTAATAATAAAACTGATTTAAGTTGGCAAAGAATTTTACAAAGTTTAGATAATTCTAATAATACTTATAAAAATAGAATACTATTAAGTGGAAAAATTATTAATAGCACTAGTTCTACTAGTACTTCTTCATGTTTAATTAGTCAAAATAATATTAAAAATAATATGAAATTTGTTTTTGATTCATCTAATAATAAAAATGGTAAAATATTATTTGTGAAAAATTTAAACGACAATGATAATTCATATAATTATTTATTTAATGATTTAAGGAATACATTTTTTGGAAAAAATAACAATGACCCCTATAATATATATAATTCTTTAATCACTAATAATGATATAAGTTATAATCGTTATAGATTTCATTTAAATTATTATTTTAGTAATTCTGACATGTATCAAATAAATATTCGTGATTATTTGTATTTTAAATATTTAAATACACCGCCAAATTATAGTTCCATAAATTATGCTATTACTAGTATTACTAATGATTTTTCTTTTGTTAATACAACAATAGATAGTTCTAGTGTTATAAACTTTAAAAACTCAAATTTTACTAAACTACTAATTGATAATAGTGGTAGAAATGTTTTTGCGAGTGATAATAGCTTTATTATATTACAACAAAATATTTTTTATCCTATATATCGTAATATATTATCTTATAATAAACTTACGTTAGATTTTAAACATGTAAATTATTATGATTTTAGTTCAAGTTATACTTCTAGTTCAAGTTATAGTTCTAGTTCATATAATACTATTACTACTTTTTTAATTAAAACTAATAATTTAAACATTATACAAAATATAAAAAAAAATAGTAAAATTATTTTTGGTTTAAAAAATATATATCTTTCTAATATAAATGTATTAGATTCTACTAGTAATTTATATAGTAAAGTTATAACATTTAATGGTGAATCTAATAAAACATTGAAAAGTGATTTTTCAAATACTATATTTTTAGGACTAGGTAATCGTTTAACGGGAATTACACAACATGATATATATAATCATGTTCATTTTTCTACTAATTCTATAAAAAAATCAATTATTACATTTAAAAAAAATATAAATACAAATAATATTAATACTAATTTAAAATTCCAGTCTCTTATACCAAGTCTGAATAATTATTATTTACTGGATATTTGTCTAAATTATGCTAACATTAGCAATAGTCATAATATAAATAATACAATAAACTATAACGTTATATTATATAATACTATAATAGCTCAAGTAAGTAAAGTTTTTAATATAGATTTAACAACTTATTTTAATGCTTTAAATAATAATAATTTTAAAAATAGTTTTAAAAACTTAGCAACAATAAATGGTATAAGTAATATATCTGGTGAAATATACTCTATAAATTATGAGCAAATAAATTCAGTAATAAATGTAAAATTTAAAAATTTTATAAGAGATTCTACTATAAATGATTTTACTACAATAAAGGATGATGAAACTATAAAACTATTAAATATAAGACAATTGCGAGATGATGATAATAATAATAATATTTTATTAAATTCTCTTGTTGGTTATGATTTAAGATTTAATTATAATAAAATTTTTTATATATTACATGATTTAGATATATATTTAACAAATGGATTTGGATCTTTAGGTTTAAAAAATACTGATTATGATTTTGGAATTTTAAATTTTTATAGTTTGAAATTTGCTAATTTTGTTATAACTGCTGGAGGAAGTGATTTTACTAATGTAGATTGTATTTATATTTATCATGACCCTATTAATGACCCAGATGAACGTTTTAGATATCCCAATAATAATATAGAAATAAAATTTGACGCGGAAATTGATACATTATCAAAAGCAATTGAGCAATATCGGGGCTCTGGAGCACGAACATCAACAACAAATGCTGCGTTTATACCAGCAAAAAATGGTAGCAATTTATCAAGAAAAATGATACAAGGTATTGTTGGATTAAATAATATTCCAAAATTATTATCTATTGAACCATATGATCCTAATTTTATAAACGGCAGAGGATTTATCAATCAATATCAGTATGATGATGTTTGTATTACTAGTAATTGCGATAAAGTTGCTGTTAAACAAAATGCTATAAAATATGACTCTGTTAAAAATAATCGGATTTATTCATCAAATTCATTAAAAAAACAAAATTTTGCTGATATAGTTAAATCTAATGGTCGAAATAAATTGTCACAAGCGTGTTTAAATAATAATACAACTTTAAATAATGTAGTAACTATAAATAATACTATAAACGATCCAAATTGTACTAATATAAAAAAAACTCCTTTTAATGTAATGTTTTCAAAAGGTAAGGGAAAAATTTTATGAAGATAATTGTTAAAAACTATTTTGTTAATTATATTAATATATATTGTTAATTATATTAATATATATTGTTAATTATGATAATATTGGTCGCTGATTATTTTCATACACCATAGGATAAGGCATTATAATATGTTGTTGTCTCTCAAAAAAATCTTTAAATTCTAAATTTGTAATATTTGGCACAATAACTTCGCAAGGAGTTTCTAAATTAGTTGAACCAATACCTCTTAATTGTGATTCTATATCTATAGAATTGTTAGCCAATGCTTCTCTAGATAAATGACTTGGCATATATCCTAATGAAGGAATACATTCGCTAATAGGTCTTCCTGATGATGAGTGTAAATATAGATTTTCGCGCAATAATTTTTCTGTGTTAGATTTTTCTAAATTATAATTCAATTGAGTATTTTTATTTCTTGTTGAAGTCATAATATTATATAATCTTAATTATTATTTTAAATTTTTATAATTTGAAATAATAATTCAAAAAATCAAAATAAGATGTTTCTAATTTTTGAATGTAAAACTTGAAACTCGAAACTTGAAACTTAAAACTCGAAACTTGAAACTTGAAACTTGAGAAAACAGGCAATTGTTTGAAAATGTAATAAAAGTTGTTATATTCCCTGTAAATACATTTATGGTTTAAAATATTATATAATATATAAATATATATTAGCATTATTAAAAATATATAAAATGTGTAAATTTTGGGAAAATAAATTTCAAAATTTTTTTGAAAAAAGGACATTTTTTTATGTCCAATTTTATAATTTTTAGGTCTTTTATAAAAAATAAAAAAAATGTTTCAAAAAAACAGATTTAGACCTTTAAGATGTGAAATCCAAATTTTTATCATAGAAAACTATGAGCATAAATTTTTTTTAAAATTTAATTTTTATAAAAAATTATTTAGGGGTTTTTTTATATATCCTATAATGATATATAATGGATACACAAATTTTACCCCAAAAACCCCAAAATTATAGTTGTGCTTGTTGTGACTTTATATCGTGTAATAAAAAAGATTATGTTAGACATTTATCAACCCAAAAGCATAAAAAAAGGGAAAATGATACAAATAAGATACAAAAAAACCCCAAAAAACCCCAAACGCAATACGAGTGCTCAATTTGTAAAAAAACATATAAATACCCATCAGGATTATATAGACATAAGAAAAATTGTATGGAACATGAAAATAACACTAATTTAAATAATCAATTAATGTTATCAAAAGAATTAATATTAGAAGTAGTAAAACAACAACAAAATCAAATTAAAGAATTGACTAATACAATAAAAGAATTAATTCCAAAAGTGGGAAATAATATTACAACAACAAATCAAAAATTTAATATTCAAGTTTTTTTAAATGAAAAATGTAAAGATGCT